ATGAAGCACTTTGAGCGTACTCCGCTTGAAACTTCAATGGACGGTGATTTCGACACTGGTAACGTGCGCTACAAAGCGCGAGAGCGTTACAGCTTCGGCGTTTCTGATCCACTAGGTATATTCGGTTCACCCGGAGCCACCTAGAGTAAGTGAGTTACAGATAGGGAGCTTCGGCTCCCTGTTTGTTTAATTCTGGGAACATATTAGTTTTAGCGACCATCCCAGTGGACGTTACGAAGACGCTAAGACGAATCCTTTCGTAAGAGGTATTTCTAATGGCTAAAAGATCAAGAAGCTCGTTTGGTGTACTTAGAGCGCTTGGCGGCTACTACATGCAAAGTGCCGACTCTATTGTCGCTTTGACCGCTGACACCATAATCAATCCTGATGAACACGCTGGTAAATTAATTCTTATTAATAACTCCACGCTGACCATCACCCTCCCAACTATTAATAACGACATGGAGCCTATTACTTCTGGCCCAGACGAAAACCCTAATAGTTTAAACAACACTGGTATTATGTATGATTTCTTGTTCCTAACAAGTTCTGGTACTAGCACCACTATTCAAGGCAACAGCTCCGCTGATTTAATGATGGGCGGTATTATGTCTGTCAAGAATGGGCTTACTAATGTGCATTTTCATCAACCTAACGGAAGTAGCAACTACCAGATCGTTATGAACGGCGGTACTACTGGTGGTGTTGCTGGAACTCGTTTGAAAATTCAAGCGGTTTTTACCAACAGATACTTTGTTGAAGGCACTAGTATTGGAACCGGAACTTTAGCGACTCCTTTTGCTGGTTAATAAATAGCGGGGTTCGCCCCGCTTTTTGGAGGATGAAATGGCAGATGCACTTACAAGCCAAGTAATCGTAGACGGCCCAAGAAATGCCGTTTTAAAATTTACAAATGTTAGCGATGGTACTGGTCAGTCTGCTGCTGTTTTAGTAGATGTTTCTACTCTTAGCTCAGACCCTCTTACCAAGCAAGTTTGTAATGGCGTTACTTTGCAATCAATAATTTATTCTAATGTAGGTATGGGCGTAGAGTTATTTTGGGACGCTACTACCGATGTTCCTTTGTTAAATCTTTTGGAAAACTGGTCAGATCAATTGGACTTTACTCCAACGGGTATTCCTAACAACTCAGGATCAGGAAGGACTGGAGACATATTGGTCACCACTAGCGGAGCTGGTGCAGGAGATACTTATATGTTGCTCTTAACTTTAACAAAATCTTATGCAAGCGTTTAAGGCATTCTATTATGGCTAAATTAGAAGTGTTCCAAAACGGGAACTTTAGTAATGGTGATCCTGTTTTTCAGATTGGAGCTAAAAACAAAGACGGCTGGTATGACATAGAAGTCTTTGATTTAATGAGTGAATCTCAAGCTAAAGCAAAGTTAAAATCTCTTGGTGGTTCTGAAGAAAAATCTACTCCTAAAAAAAAAGAAATAGTTGAGGAAGTAGAGGAAACTTCAAAGGCTGAGCTAAATCAGATGACTAAGGTTCAGCTTGAAGAATTTGCTCGTGAATTCGGTATTGAGCTTGATCGCAGAGAGAAGAAAGACACTTTAGTTAAAGAGGCTTATAAGGCTCAGTTTGATGGCTAGAAACTATCGCCGTGAGTACGACAGTTATCACAAGAAGGCAGCTCAAAAGAAAAACAGAGCAGGCCGCAATGCTGCTCGAAATTCTTTAAAGTCTTCTGGTTCTGTAAAGAAAGGTGACGGAAAAGATGTTCATCACAAAGATGGGAACCCTAAAAACAATAAGCGTTCTAACTTAAGCGTGGTTTCTAAAGCTTCCAATCGAAGTCGAGCTTTAAAAACTGGCGGCTCTACAAAAAAGAAAGACATGGGAATAAAGACCTCAGTTAAGTCTGGAAACTTTCGTGCTACTAAGAAGGGCGCGGGAATGACAGAGAAAGGGGTAAAAGCTTATAGAAAAGCTAACCCCGGTAGTAAATTAAAAACAGCAGTTACAGAGAAAAAGCCATCAAAGGCTAACGCAAAGAGAAGAAAATCTTTCTGCGCTCGTTCTGAAGGTCAAATGAAAAAGTTTCCAAAAGCAGCTAAAGACCCTAACAGTCGATTAAGACAAGCTAGAAAGCGATGGAGATGTTGACATGAAAGGTAAAGAGAAAGTGGGCTATGTAATGAAAGAGTTTAAAGATGGAAAGCTTAAGTCTAGCTCTGGAAAGAAAGTCACTGATCGAAATCAGGCTATGGCTATAGCGATGAGCGAGGCTGGAATTAATAAAAAAATGTTTACTGGAGGCAGAGTCGGTGACGGCAGAGCTGTTCAGGGACAAACGCGAGGTAGAATTGTCTAATGGCAACTAGCGGAACATATGCTTTTAATCTTGATCTAGGCGATGTAATGGAAGAAGCCTATGAGCGTTGTGGTCTAGAGTTGCGTTCTGGTTTTGATTATAGAACAGCGAGGAGAAGTTTAAATCTTCTTATGCTGGATTGGCAGAACAGGGGATTAAGTCTTTGGACTGTTGATGCCGCTACCTTTGCTTTAACTCCGGGTCAAGGAGCCTACCCTTTGAGTTCTGAAAAGCTTGATATTGTTGAAGCTTTTATGAGGACTAATGATGGGGATGTTAGTAGGCAGTCTGACTTAACTATGCAACGTATTTCTATAGCTCAATATTCCCATCAAACGAACAAATTATTGCAGGGCAGACCCATTCAATATTGGGTAGAGAGAGCGCCTAGCGGAATAACAATTAACGTATGGCCTGTTCCTGATGCTTCTCAAACATGGACTTTTGGCTATTACTACATGGAAAGAATTGAAGATACAGGAAGTCCCGCTTCTTTAAACATGGATGTTCCCTCAAGGTTTTTGCCTTGTTTAACAGCGGGTTTGGCATATATGATCGCTCAAAAGAAGCCTGAGGCAATGCAGCTTGTTCCTATTCTTAAAGAACAATATGAAGAGCAGTGGACTATGGCATCTGACTCAGCTAGAGAAAAAGCTTCTTTGTATGTTGTCCCCGGTGGTTATCAATACTTATGAGTAGTTATGCAAGCGGGAAAAATGCTTTCGGTTTTTGTGATCGAACAGGTTTTCGTTACAAATTGCGTGATCTTGTTCCTCAGATAGAGGCTGGCAGACCTAACGGTATGTTAGTAGGCAAAGATGTTTTAGACGTAGACAATCCCCAGTGGAAACTGGGAATGATCAATATGTCTGATCCACAGGCGTTAAGAGACCCAAGACCTGATGGCGGTTATGATCAGAGCCGTCAACTTTCTGCATTTAATCCTGTGGGCGGTGGAAACACTGCAATGGGTAGCAGAACAGTGGGCCTTGATTGCTCTGGTCATGTGGGACGGGTTGAAATACAAATCATACAGCCGGAATCTACAGTCACTTTATCTGGTGTGGTAGGCACAACTAATCTAGGAAATGTCAGTGTCGATACAGGAACGGTTGACGTTAATGTGTCAGTTACGGGAGTTAGCTCTACGTCATCTGCTGGATCGGTGGTGGCTATCTCTGACACGTTTACCATAACCGTTTCTAATCCGGGCAGTGGAAACAAGTATTATGTCGATGGTGTTCAGCAAGCGACATTAACCCTTAATGAGGGTAACACTTATCGAATAGATCAATCATCTGGGACTAATGGAACTCATCCTTTACGTTTTTCTACTACTTCCGATGGTACATGGGGTGGAGGAACCGAGTACACCACGGGTGTAACCGTTAACGGCGTAGCTGGAAATCCGGGGGCATACGTTCAAATAGCCGTAGCGATTGGAGCGCCTACACTTTATTACTACTGTACAAATCACTCAGGTATGGGAGGACAGGCGAATACGCCTTAGCAGCATGGCTAAATCAAAAGTAAACGAAGCGGGAAATTACACAAAGCCGGGACTAAGAGAGCAGCTTTTTAAAAGCATAAAAGCTGGCAACAAGGGCGGCAAAAACGGTCAGTGGTCTGCTAGAAAAGCACAGATGTTAGCTAAAAGATATAAAGAAGAAGGCGGAGGCTACAGAGATTAATGGCTTTAAAAAAATCACAAAAGTCTTTAAAGAAGTGGACTGGTGAAAAATGGGGAACTAAGTCTGGTAAGCCTAGCGCAAAAACAGGTGAAAGGTATCTTCCTAAGAAAGCGATTAAATCATTAAGCTCAAAAGAATACGCAGCCACTACAAGTAAAAAAAGAAAAGACACAAAAGCTGGAAAACAATTTTCTTCTCAACCCAAAAAAATAGCTAAAAAAACAGCTAGGTACAGATAATGGCTTTTACGTTTACTACATTAAAAACAGCTATACAAGATTATCTGGAAACTTCAGATACTACTTTTGTTAGTAGTCTTCCGTTGATTATTACTCAGGCTGAGCAAAGAATATTACGAACTGTGCAGATTCCTGATCTTCGCAAAAACGTAACTGGAACTCTTACCCAAGGTAATCCTTATCTAACTATGCCTGATAACTTTTTAGCCTCTTACTCTTTGGCTATAGATAATAGTGGATACGAGTTTTTGGTATTTAAAGACGTAAACTTTATGCGAGAAGCTTATCCTATTGAGGCTACTCAGGGCGTACCTAAGTATTACAGTATTTTTGACTCTACTCGTTTTATAGTTGGCCCAACTCCAAACGCTAATTTTAGTGCAGAATTGCACTTCATGTTTGAGCCTGAGTCTATTACTACGGCAGCGTCAGGAACTAGCTGGCTAGGGACAAATGCAGAGATGACTTTGTTGTATGCTTGCTTAGTAGAAGGATATACTTTTCTGAAAGGAGAGCCTTCTCAGATGGAGTGGTACAACGCTAAGTTTGAGGATGCTGTTTCTAGGCTCAAGTCTCTTGGTGAAGGGTACGATACAACAGATAGTTTCCGGTCTGGTGCAGTAAGGAGCGTTAGAATTTAATGTTTACTGTTGATATTAAAGCGGAAGTTGGAAATGTTGGCGTTCAGACTACTCACAATAGAGGTTTTACTCCAGAAGAGTTATCTGTAGATTGTGCTAATAAAATTATTTCTATTTCTGAAAGTGCTGATCCTGTCATTAGACAGCAAGCTGAAGTCTTTAGAAATCAGATTCAACAAATAGTTTTGCATTATTTAAAGCAATCAGCTCAAAGCGAAAGAACAACTATATACAATCTTTTACTCAATGCCGGAGAAGCTACTTTGGCAGAACATATTAGGAGGCTTTAATGGCTTTTTCTGGAAACTATATGTGTACCAGTTTCAAGACTGAACTTATGACTGCGACACACAATTTTACTAATGGGTCAGGCAATACGTTTAAGCTGGCGCTGTATACTAACAGTGCGTCTTTTAATGCTGCTACTACTGCCTATACGACTGCTAACGAAATCACAGGAACAGGTTATTCTGCTGGAGGAGGAACATTAACAAATGTGACTCCAACAAGCGGTGGAACTACAGCGTTTACAGATTTTGCTGACTTGACGTTTGGAACTGCAACAATTACTGCCAGAGGAGCAATGATCTATAACGATACCTCTGCTGGTGATTCAAGTGTTGTTATCTTGGATTTTGGTGGAGACAAAACGTCTACTGCTGGTGATTTTAAAATCGTAATGCCTACTGCTGATCAAAATAATGCGCTGATCAGGATAGCGTAATGTCCGGGGTTGGTTGGGGTCGCGCCGCATGGGGTGATGGATCATGGGGCGAAGACACAACCGTAACCATTCCTCTTGGTGGATGGGGAAGGGGAGCTTGGGGTGATGCAGCTTGGGGAACCTCGCTAGGTCTTCAAGCTACTGGACAAGTAGGAAATGTAGGTGCTGGCAGTATTTTTGCTGATGCTACCGTTTTTCCAACGGGGTTGGCTGCAACAGGCGTAGTAGGAACTGCACAGGTATTAGCTCCCGGCGAACTGCAACAGGCGTAGTAGGAACTGCACAGGTATTAGCTCCCGGCGAAGTGGCTGTAAGTAGCGTTTCAGCAACCGCCTCGGTTGGTAGCGTTACCGTACATCATAATGCTCAGGCTTCTGTGACTGGATTAGCGGCTACAGGAGAAGTTGGCACTGCTGGAGTAGTTGAGCAAACCGGAGTTTATCCAACAGGCGTATTTGGAACGGCTCAACTGGGTACTGGATTTAATGTTATCGCTCCTGCTGACATAGCAGTAGGAAGCTTAGAAGCGACAGGTATACTTAACGGCGTTACTGTAGACTTGTTAATACAAGTACCTGTTACTGGTTTGTCAGCAACATCGGAGCTAGGTACGGCTTTTGTCGTAGAAGCCTCCACAGATATATATCCGACAGGATTAAGTGCTACTGGTGAGGTGGGTAGAGTCCTTATCTGGCAAAACATTGATCCTTCGCAAAATCCATATTGGATTAATATGGCTCCTTCTCAAACACCAACTTGGACAGATATTCCTTAAAATTTTGAGGTAATGAAATGGCAACATATATAAACGATTTAAGACTAAAAGAAATAGCAACAGGTGACGAAAGTGGAACGTGGGGTACGTCTACCAACACGAACCTTACCTTGGTCGCTGATGCTTTTAGTTATGGAACAAAGCAGATGGCTAGTGATGCTAATGAAACATTTACTATGCCTGATGCTACAGCAGATGCTACTCGCGGATTCTATTTAAAAATTACTTCGGCTGGTTCTCTTACGACTACCCGCGAAGTAACACTTGGGCCAAACACTGTTTCTAAGGTGTGGATTATTGAGAACTCTACAACAGGCAGTCAAATCATCACAATCAAGCAAGGGTCTGGTGCTACGGTTAACATTGCCAATGGCTCTAAGGTCATGGTTGTTACTGATGGCGCAGGAGCAGGAGCGGCTGTAATTAACGCTAACCCCACTGAATCAGGCGCGGGTACGGTAACCAGTGTACAAGTAGCGGGTGGTTCAACCGGACTTACTTATAGTGGTGGCCCGATAACCGGGTCAGGAACAATCACTATGGCTGGAACACTAGCCACGGGTAGTGGAGGAACAGGATCAACCGCTACAAATTATTGTAATCTTGCATCTAATGTCACAGGAACGCTTCCTACCGCTAACGGCGGCACAGGATCGACAGCAGTTCAGTATTGTAACCTTGCCTCTAACGTGACAGGAACATTGCCATTTGCTAATGGTGGCTCTGGCGCTATTACGCCTTTACTAAAAGGCACAAGTTACGCTGCGGTTAATCGGGATTACATCATTGCTACGGCTGGAGGTATTACTATTACGTTACCTTCTGGGCCATCTGCTGGTGACACGGTAACCATCAAGGATGGAACTGGAGCTGCTGCCACTACAAGTTTTACGGTAGATCGTAACTCAAGCAAAATAGCGAGTTCTGCTACTAATCTAACTTTTGATAAAAACTTTGCAGAAATTGTGATGACATACATAAACGTCACCATTGGTTGGAGCGTATAAATGAC